CTTTCCAGCCGTTCATAGTTCCAAGATACATATATAGGTCTCCTTAACCGTTGATGATTTGAGATAGAAGTGCTTTCCTATCCCACAGTAATTGTAATTCACTCTCGACAATACTCTTGTTATACTGTCCTAGTTCGTTCTTATGTTCGACAATCTTCTTTTCGATTTGTCGGTTTACTTTGAACAGTTCTAGTTTAGCTTCGTTGATAATCATTTGTTTCCCTTTCGTTTTTTCTTATGTCTCTATTATACATAATCGGCTATAAATGTCAATAGCCTTTAGATTATTTTCTCAAAATTATAGTAAATCTTTTTTATGTAACCAATAAAGAATATTCACTGCTAACATACCGCCAACCACTATCGCGTAGAACATACTTGCATCAATCATTATATTATCCTTTGTATTAGTAATTAACTCTTATATATTAACTATACTATAAATATCGTCACAAGTCAATAGATACTTGAGTATTTTGTCAGAAAAAACACATCTTTTTTTTGAGCTGCTATTGAGACACAGTCTCATTAAGGGCTTGGCGCCCCTGCGCCAGTGTTATAACTCCGTACCCTTTTTATCTATAAGTCAAATCTGCGCCTGAGTCGCTCCAGACTGCAGGTGGTTCATACGCAATTCACAGCGACAAACAAAATGTATTACCTAAACCATTCTATTAGGATTTAGATAACACTCTCTTCAACATCCCCTCAAACTCTTCCAGCGGCACCATATTAGGTCCGTCGCTTAGGGCCTTATCAGGGTTAGGGTGCGTCTCGAAGAAGAAGCCATCGACGCCTATAGCTGCCGCAGCTTTTGCCAACGGCTCAACAAACTCTCTATTTCCTCCGCTGCTCGTCCCCATACCTCCGGGACACTGGACACTATGTGTCGCATCAAAGATAACAGGACAACCTAGCTTTTGCATAATCAACATCCCTGTATAATCTACTACAAGTCTGTTGTAACCAAACGTCGTTCCCCTTTCAGTCAGCCATATTTCTTTGGCTTTGTAGTGCTTCAATTTATTTACAACGTTTGTCATATCCTCAGCCGACATGAATTGTGCCTTTTTCACATTCACAATACAATCTGTGGTAGCAGCAGCAGAGAGCATATCTGTCTGGCGTGATAAAAATGCAGGAATCTGTAGGATATCTGTGCTTTTACTAGCTAAAGCAGCCTGTTGAGGGACATGTATATCTGTTAAAGTCTTAACATTATACTTTTTTCTCACATCATCTAGAATTTTTAGACCTCTATCTACGCCTAGCCCACGATAAGAGAGATGACTAGACCGATTAGCCTTATCAAAGGACGCCTTGAAGATTATCTCATGGCCTATCCTAGTGCTAATGTCTTTAAGAGCGCCAGCTATTTGCATAACACAGTCTTCTGACTCTATTACGCATGGTCCTGCTATAATAACCAATTTAGTAATCCTAAACTATATAGTATGCGTATAAACGCATAACCTAACATGTATCCTAAGAAGTAGACCATAAATAAGTAGACAGCAGAATCAATTAGACTTGCTATCTCCTTTTTTATCATCCTTCTTCTCTTCCGCTTTTGGTTTTAGTTTTTCTGGCAAGTTTTTTTGAGCCAAATAGTTTTTTACGTATTCACTATACTTCATCTTTGAACCATTCTGTTTTTATTGAAGAATAAATTTGTTTAGCCAAACTTATAGATGCTTCATTATCACTAGGATAGTGAACACCCATTAACATTCTAGAAAGGGCAACTTGATTTGCTTTTTCCAAATCTTTGTCTCTATTGGATGGGTTCATATCTGAACTGATATATGCTATTACATATGCCAGTGTCGTGTGCCCGCTAGGGTAAGCGGGAGTTTTTGTAGTAGATGAAGGAAATACTTTTATATTATAACCATACTCTTTAGCTAACTGCTCAGGGCGAGGTCTATTAAATTTGTACTTCTGTTTCATAGTGATAGTATTTATCTGCTTGTTAAGGTCTTCAAGCTGAGCTACTATTTGGTCTTTGTCAGGCCAATCATAATCTACCATGAAAATATCTGTTATCATATTATCATCGGCTAGTTTTATGAGCTTGGTCTGCTCAGGTGTGACGTTGCTCGTCAACTTTTCTAGAAACTTCAACTCATCTCTCGTTTCCTCACAGCTGTTGTCAGGCGGAGCAGGAAGCTTTATATCTTTATCTTTCAGTTGTATAGATGGAGTCGGACGCGCCATGACTGCAACATGCCTCTTGGGGGGCGCATCAACATAACGCATGGAGTCTATGGCGGTCCGTCTCGATAGTTCTTCTAAAAACTTATTCATTTTACCAAGCTCTACAGGACCAGTATCGTGCTTTCCACTTTGGTCCGGGATTATCACAGTTGTGTCTAGCTCGGAAACTCTTACGTCTAGCTGGATTATCTTTTTTGATTTCCATGTTAGGGTCTCCGAAGTTGACCTTTACAACATTGCCTTTTTCATTCTTAACATACACCGAAGATTTCTTTGGTCCATCAGGAGTTCTAAAAGGCTTGTTCAACTGTACCTTTCTTCCTTGGTACTCTGCGGCTTTTCCTTTGTATATAAGGTTAGTTCCGTCTTTTTTGTATGTACCTTTTCTTGTGTAGGTAAATACTTCGCCTGTCTTAGGATTTTCGTATTTATAACCACCTTCAGACTTTTTCTTACGAAGCATTTCAAAATCTTCTTTACTGATTTTGCCATCTTTGTTTCTATCAAGAGCTTCTTTCTGCTTTGGAGACATCTCACCCTTAGACGACTTCTTAGGATGTCCTGCAGGCAAAAGGTCGTTGTCTTGCTTGTAAGCTGCGTTTTTAGGACGACCATTTTTAAGAAGGTACAAGAATGCGTTTACTCTTGCTATTGCCCATCCGTGACGGCTCATTTTTGGAGCATGGCTTGTTGAGTATGCACCTGCGCCTCTTCTGTAGACTGCTTTCAGAGCTCCAAGGGTGGCTTTTGACCCCTTACCCTTAGAATTATGCTCTTTCACTTTGTTAGATAGCTGCTGAGTAACTTCTTTGCTAAACTTAATCTTACCACTAGGGTCTTTTGCACTATCTGGCTTATTCTTTTTAGAGCCCTTCTTTCTATCCTTTGGAGGAGCGGGTGTTCTACGAGGGTCACGTTTGTCAGACTGTGCTCTTTTTAACTGGTCTTGAGTAGGCCTGTCTGGGTCGCCGGGCTTAGCGGGCCGATATTTATCTCCCTCTCTTTGTTTCTTTCGTCTGATGTTTTCCCATAGGCCGGGTCTTTCAGCAGCGATATCCCACTCTTCAGTTTCTTCCCCAAAGTCAATATAGTCTTCTTCTGCAGGAATGACAAAGTTTGCTTCTGTAAGCTCTTCTGTAAATCCTGTTTCACAAAAGTGATTCTGTATATGCTCTCTATATCTCATTATTGTTTCTCCAGCCGTTTAACAAAAGTCTCAGTGCGTTTTCGCCAAGTATCTTTTGTAGATGTTCTTCTTTGTAGTGATTTGTTGCAGCTAAATACTTTGTAAGCCTAGGCATCTGGTCAATTGACACAATTTCGTCTGGAGGGTCAGTGAAGCCATCCAAGTCAGTTCCTATGCTAGCTACGTCGTGTCCAGCTATTTTTGTTATATGATGTATGCTTTCTTCAACATACTTCAAGGCCATGCCGCTATCTATCGGTGACAGCCAATATGACATCAATATAATCCCAGCCACACAGCCGTGGTCTGCGAACCATCTTATTTCCCAATCTTCTAAATTCATAGGGTCTCTGTTAATTTCATAACAGCCCGTATGACTTGCTATCAGACATTCTGTAGCACCAACTTCTTCAACTATTTCATACACCCTTTTACGTCCATTTGGCGTAGAATGGGTAATATCTATCAACATCCCTATTTCCAACATCCTACGGACAATTTCTTCCCCTTCTGGAGTCAGTCCCTTCGTCATATCCCAGCGGCCATACATTTCTTTCCATTTGCTTTTAGGCACAGACTTTTCAGGATATGGGAATATAGGGTATGACACATGATTAGGATAGAAGTGGGCCAGAGTCAGATAGGCACATCCCCTTCTGTGCAACTCATCTAGGTTATCTAGCATTTCGTCTAGAATGTGGTCATCATACTCTTTTTCTGGGTCAATCTTTTTACCACAGAGTTCTCCATGTAGAGAATGCGCTCCTTCGACCGAGTGTACTATATTTATAATACTTTTGTCTTCTAGGTTAGTTTTTAGCTCCTCGGGAGTAATGGCGAGCTTTATCTCCTTCGCCTTCTTACATTTAGAATCATTGTATTTTTTAATCTCATCTTCCATCGCATTCATCATGTTTAATGTTGCGTTGAAGTATGTAGGGTCAAATATGTTCTGACGCAGCTCAGAGTATAAAGATACAAGCAATCTAATTATTGTTATATCTTCCTCCCATTCTTGCTCAGGAATATAGTTTGTAGATAGAATAACGTCCATCCCGCCCTCTTCCATCTGGGGAAACGTATTCCTTTTAGATAGAGGCCAAGTAACGCGCTCATACAAGCCAGACAAGAATTTTTTCTTCTTACTTCCTAAGTTCCTATTAAACAAACTCCTCTTAAGAGCAGCATGATTATGCCAATCTACCACCGTAGAAGTATCGTGTATCTTTTTCCAGTCCATAAGTCTAAAACTCTTCTGTGAAAGTACTGTATATGCCTATTAACTTTGCAAAACCTATTCGTCTGATTCTTTAGGTTCTACTATCCCGCATATGCCTCGTCCGGGCTTTTTGCTTATTCCCATTGCCTGTCGTTGTTTTCTAACTGCCTGTAGGGTAACATTCCTACCTGTTATTTGTGTCAGTTTTATAGCAAGGACCTTGTCTGTCATAATCCCAGCGTTATCCCTGATAAAATCTTTTTCGTCCTTTTTCCAGACCTTGTTCATCTTTGTTCCTCCTAAAGATGGCAATTTACCACTTATTCGTGTATAATATATTATAGCTTTTGTTACCACTTTTGTACACCGAAAAGGAACTTTTATGAACACGAAAAAAATTGCAAACTCTGTTTTACATACTAAAGCCAGCGAAGAACTCCAGAAGCAAGTCGAACAAGAGCTAAAGTTAGAAGACGGCACTAAATCTATAGCATCCCTACTGGAACAACATGAAGTTACCCAAGAACATGACGGAGGAGGAAGTTCTAGAGACGATAGAGAAGATAGCTAACAAGCTTTGTTATAAGTTTAAGTTTGGCTACCATGGCGTTGAGGACATGAAGCAGCAGGCTACTCTGTTTGCTCTTGAAGGTCTTGACAGCTATGATGAGAAAAGACCTCTGGAAAATTTCCTATGGACGCATGTAAGAAATAGGCTGTTTAATTATAAACGTGATAATTTTGAACGCCCAGACAAACCATGCTTTTCCTGCCCTTTCTATGACCCTTCTAGGTCAAAGTCGAATAATGAATGCACTGAGTTTAGTGATAAATCAGAGTGTACTTCATTTTCAAGCTGGTTTAATAGAAATAGTAGAAAGAAGAATCTTATGTCTCCCGTAAAGATGTCCGATATGACTTCAGGCTCAGAATGTTTTTTGAGCAAATCTAAATCTGAGTTGTCTAATATTATAGACGAAGAAGTTATAAAAGTTATAGATAAAAATATACCCTTAGATATTAGGCTAGATTATATAAGATTTAAGAATGGTCTTAAGCTACCTAAGCCAAGAAGAGACGCTGTTAAAAAACAAATAGCGGAAATCATAAAGGAGCACAAGCTAGATGGGTAAAAGAGGTAAGTTTAGCGAAGAAGAAATAAACTTTATCAAACAGAACTCCGGCAGCAAGAGTGTCGATGAGCTGGCTTCTTATTTAGATAGAAACCCTAAGACAGTTAAGAAGATACTCGACCAGCTGAACTTAGCACACAAGGATATGAGCCCCGAGGAGTACGATGACGTATCTCTCAGGAATAAGCTTATTGCAAGAGAATACTGGCCAGAAATATTACGTCAGTTCACAGAAAGGGAGATACCTTACTTCCAAGCCACTTGGATAAAGTTAATCAAGCAATTCAGAGAAGATGTACTTCCCACAGAAGAGCTGCAAATTAAACAGCTTATCACTACAGAAATCTTGATGAACAGAAGTCTCGTTGAACGAAAACGGTCTCTAGAAGACATAGATAGATTAGATGAGCTCGTACGTGAGGAATATGTAAAACCTCTAGGAGAACGTAACTCAGAGCGTATCATGAACATAGAACAGCAGCTTGCGCTGTCTCGTTCTGCCCAGAGTAGCCATACAACCGAATATACTAAACTTTCTAGAGAGTATAAGGACTTGGCTAAAGACCTTAAGGCTACCAGAGACCAGAGGCTTAAGAGGATAGAAGACGGTAAGACCAGTTGGGTTGGTCTTATTAGAATGCTTGAGGACGAAGCAGTCAGAGAAAGAGAAGGTCTCGACATGGAAATTATGGGCATCTCTGCTGAGAAGGCAATTGATGACCTTTCAGAATACCACACTTATGAAGACGGTGGAGTAGACAGGCCGTTTATGACGCCAGAAATAGTTTTAGATAAGGAAGATGACGAATGAGGACAGCGTTAATTTTCGGAGTAACTGGTCAGGACGGTTCATACCTGTCTGAGTTTTTGTTGGGCAAGGATTACAAGGTTATAGGTGTCTATAGGCGCTCCAGTGTAGATACAACAGAAAGACTGCAAGGCGTTTTAGACAACCCAAACTTTCAATTGATGTGCGGCGATGTTGCGGACTCTGGCTCTGTGTATTCAATCATAGATGAGTTAAGACCTGACGAGTGCTACAATTTGGCAGCACAAAGTCATGTTGGTGTCTCTTTTCAGCAGCCACAAGCAACCTTCCTTATCAACGCTGTTGGCCCTTTGAATATTCTGGAAGCTATTAGATGTAGAAGTCCTAAGACACGATTCTATCAAGCCTCTACTAGCGAAATGTTTGGAGACAACTATACAGAGGAAGACGGGTTCAAATACCAAGACGAAGAGACTGCTCTTGCACCTCGTTCACCTTACGCTGTAGCAAAAGTTGCTGCTCACAACTTAGTTCACACTTATCGAGAATCTTATGGAATTCATGCTACATGTGGTATCCTATTCAATCACGAAAGTGAAAGACGAGGAGAGAACTTTGTTACCAGAAAGATAACTAAGTATGTCGCAAAGCTTAAATGCCTGATGGACAAGTATAGTCTTTCCGACAGTGATATTAGCAGCAGCCATCGAAGAGAGGTTTTATTCTGGCAAGATTCTGATGGCCAAGAGATTGAATTAAAACACCTTGAGCTTGGTAACCTAGACTCTCGCAGAGATTGGGGTCATGCTGCTGATTATGTTCGGGGTATGTGGCTGATGGTGCAAGAGGATGAGCCATCTGACTATGTTCTAGCAACAGGTTCTACCCACAGCGTCAGAGAATTTTTAGACGCTGCTTTTAACGCTATCGGAATCGAAGACTGGTCTAAATATGTGGTAATAAATCCTAAGTTCTTTAGGCCTGCTGAAGTTGACTATTTACTTGGAAAACCGGACAAGGCGAATAATGTTCTTAGCTGGACTAGAGATATTTCTTTTGATGACTTGGCTACAAAAATGGTTCAATCAGATATAGAAAAGCTATCAAGTGAATAGAAACTTTGACGACCCAATTTACAAAAAATGGCGCTCTCAGGTGTATGAAAGAGATGGACACCAGTGCCAATGGCCGGGTTGTAACTCTAAAAAGAGACTTAATGCTCACCATATAAAGACATGGGCAAATAATCCTATGTTAAGATTTTCTGTTGGCAATGGTATAACTTTATGTTGGTCTTGTCATAAAAAAGTACACAGTAAGGAAGAATATTATGAAAGGTTCTTCTTTAACATACTACTAAGGAAATCTATAGAAGATGAATAAATTTCTAGTAATTAAAGACACTAGAGAAAGAGATGGTTGGTACTTCAAAGAAAGTAACTACTGTCAAGGCATGGTTGATAAAAAACTTGATACAGGAGATTACTCCGTAGAGGGTTTAGAAGATGTGTTGTGCATAGAAAGAAAAGGCAGTGTCTCTGAGCTAGCAAATAATATAGTCGATAAAAGATTTGATAGAGAACTAGAGCGAATGAGAGACTTTAAATATAAGTTTCTTATTTTAGAGTTCAGTATAAATGACATTATGTCCTTCCCGCATGGTTCCGATATACCTAAAGCCAAATGGTCTAAGATTAGAATTAAAGGTAATTTCATTCTAAAAAAATTAGCTGAATACCAAACTGAATATGATATACATGTTCTACCTTGTGGGGATAAGACCTCTGCTTGGCACATGACTAGCAGCATCATGAAGAGGGTCGTCGAGAGAGAAGCTAATGAGTAATAAACAGATTGTAGACTCGGCCAACAATGCTTGGCTTGGTTTTGATATAGAGTCAATGGATTTAAGCAATCCTCTGTTTGACAGAAGCTCGGACGAAATCAAACGGCCAGACTTACATCTTTTGAAGTTGATGAGAAATCCAAAGTATCTTGGTTTTGCTGCCAAGATTTTGTTAAACGTAGAGCTGCTGCCAATTCAAATAGCTGTCCTGAAAGAACTGTGGCAAAGACCTTTCCCTATGTTTGTTGCAAGTCGTGGTTTCGGTAAATCTTTCATGCTATCTTTATATGCTATGTTAAAGTGTGCGTTGATTCCGGGAACAAAGGTTGTCATAGTCGGTGCTGCTTTTAGACAGTCTAAGGTTATATTTGAATACATGGAAACAATATGGAGAGATTCTCCTATCTTAAGAAGTATATGTGATACAAATAGCGGACCAAGAAGAGACACAGATAGATGTACCATGAGAATCAATGATAGCTGGGCTATCGCCGTTCCTCTCGGTGACGGTACTAAGATTCGTGGTTTGCGTGCTCACACAATTATTGCTGATGAATTTGCTTCTATTCCTCCAGATATCTATGAGACTGTCGTCTCTGGTTTTGCCGCTGTTTCAGCATCGCCTATTGAAAATGTTAAAGCTGCAGCCAAGAAGAAGAGACTTCAAGAAGAAGGCTTATGGACTCCAGACTTAGAGCACAAGTTTCAAGAAAAAGGCTCTAACCAAGCTATACTCTCAGGTACAGCATACTATGACTTCAATCACTTCGCTGAATACTGGAAAAGATACCATAAGATAATTTCAAGTAAGGGCGAAGAAAGAAAACTGGCTGAAATTTTTAATGGCGAAGTTCCTCCAAGTTTTGACTGGAGAGACTACTCTATCATTAGAATCCCATATGAACTGATACCTAGAGGCTTCATGGATGACAAGAACGTCACAAGAGCCAAGGCAACTGTCCATAATGGTATATACCAAATGGAGTATGGGGCAGTATTTACAACTGACAGCGAAGGTTTCTTTAAGAGAAGCTTAATAGAAAGGTGTGTTACTAGTGACCAAAAACCAGTTCAGCTTCCGTCTGGAGATGTATGGTTTGACCCAGTTACTAGAGGTTCTAGCGGTAGAAAATATGTTTACGGAATTGACCCTGCTTCCGAGCAAGATAATTTTAGTATTATCGTAATCGAGCTACATCAAGACCACTCTAGAATTGTTTATGGCTGGTCTACCAACAGAACAGAGTTTAAGAAAAGAATAAAAGAGGCCAAGAAAGCAAATCTAGATATTGAACATGACTTCTATCATTATTGTGCCCGTAAGATTAGGAACCTAATGAAAGTCTTTCCTGCTGAGGTTATAGGTATTGATAAGCAAGGAGGCGGTGTTGCAATTGAAGAAGCTCTTCACGACCCAGACAAATTGCAGCCCGGAGAACATTTGTTATGGCCTACTATAGACCCTAAGAAAGAAAAAGATACTGATGTAGAAGCTGGTCTCCACATCTTGGAATTGGTACAATTCGCGAAGGCCGATTGGACGGCAGGAGCAAATCACGGACTAAGAAAGGACTTTGAGGATAGAGTGTTATTGTTCCCAAGATTCGACCCAGTTACTATCGGCCTTGCTATCGAAGACGACAAGAGAGCCATACAGGGAGGAGACAAGACTCGGTTGTACGACTCTCTAGAAGACTGTGTAATGGAAATAGAAGAACTTAAAGATGAACTTTGCACAATAGTCATGACGAAAACAAGTATTAGTGGAAGAGACAAATGGGATACGCCAGAGGTCAAGATGGCCAACGGAAGAAAGGGTAGATTGAGAAAGGACCGCTATAGTGCTCTATTGATAGCGAACATGATAGCCAGAACACTGATTAGAGCTCCTGAACCACCTAAATATAATATGGTAGGTGGAACCACCGGAATGATAGATAGAGATAGAGGTGGACAAATGTACAATGGTCCAGAGTGGTATACACAAGGAGTAAATCAGAACATATGTAGAGGAGTCAGTAGAAGATGACTAATCTAAAATACTTCTTATCCTTAGCTGTATATACAGCCGGAGTTATATCATTTACGTTATATCTTGCCCAAATGAATGGACCGACAGAGAGTGGTGTTTATCAACACATGATAGATAACACAAATTTTAAGGAAAGAATTCATTACGATATCAGAGAAGAAATGTTTGAGCAAATAAAAAACGATGTTAGAGATATACGTTCAGTGCCTCTAGAAAACATGCGTAAATTAGATATCTTATTAAATCTAATAAACCAAAATCGCCAAAGACTCAACCTTTTAGAATCTGACTCAGGTCTAGAAGTTATTAAACTTTAATATTCTGGCTATCAGGTGTATTATACAATATGATTACATTTGTAATGCAATATAATTACACGAGGCATCAAGATGACTAAGAGAAAATACTCAAGTGCGGAAGACCTTTCCAACGATTCAAATCAAGAGCGAGCTTTTGTTACATGGGGAGGAGAAGAGGACAGAGTAGAAGCTCTTAGAGAATCTGCTACAGCGATAGATGAATATCGCATAGTAGACAGAGGAGGTGTCGCCACCGCAAATAGATGGCGTAGCTACAAAGACTTAGACACCAATGTCTCTGGTAAGCCGGGTCTTACAAGGAGAGATTACGAGCAGTTTAGACCGGCAGAGGCTGTCCCCGGAAAGCATTCTGGGATTATACGAGCTGCAAACTCTGCCTATCAAAGAGTTGGCTTGATAAGAAATATCATTGACCTTATGGGAGATTTTGCTACCCAAGGAATCAGACTTGTTCATCCAAATAAAAGAATAGAGAAATTTTATAGAAACTGGTTTTCTAGGATAAGCGGTAGAGAGCGCTCTGAAAGATTTCTTAATAATTTATACAGAACGGGCAATGTTGTCATAAGAAAGCAAACAGCAAAGATAAATGCAAAAGGCCAGAAAGAGTTATTTAAGTCTCAAGCTGCGCCTGAAGCAGAGATGACATTCCTCAATGTCCCTAGAAAAGAGATACCTTGGAGATATATATTCTTAGACCCGTCCACTGTTCATACTATAGGAGGAGAGCTAGCTTCTTTTGTAGGAACTCCTACATATGCCATAAAGCTACCTCCTAAGCTAAAAAGAATTATAAACTCTCCTAAAAATGAAGCAGAGAAAAAACTTGTAAGAGAATTGCCCGACGACATCAAAGCTGCTGCAAACTCTGGGAAGCCATTTCCTCTTCCTGCTGATAAAACTTTAGTATTCCATTATAAGAAGGACGATTGGCAAAACTGGGCACATCCAATGATTTATGCAATTATGGATGATGTCATGCTCCTTGAAAAATTAAAGCTTGCCGATGTTGCCGCTCTTGATGGAGCTATCTCAAATATCAGAATTTTTAAACTAGGTAATCTCGACCACAAAATTGCTCCAACACCAGCTGCAGCATCCAAGCTAGCGAATATATTAGAGAACCACGTTGGAGGTGGTACGACTGACTTAGTATGGGGTCCTGATATTGAGCTACTTGAATCTAAGACATCTGTACATCAGTTCTTAGGTCAAGAAAAATATATGCCTACTTTAAATTCTATATATGCTGGGTTAGGTATTCCTCCATCTTTAACAGGGATATCTGGCAGCAGCGGTAGCTTCACCAATAACTTTATGTCTCTTAAGACTTTAGTAGAAAGGCTTGAGTATGGACGTTCTGTATTAATGTCTTTCTGGAATAAAGAAATAGCTGAAGTCCAAAAAGCTATGGGCTTTAGATTTCCTGCCCAAGTAGAGTTCGATAAAATGACTCTTACGAATGAAGACTCCGAGAAGTCTCTTCTTATACAGATGGCCGATAGAAATCTTATTAGTGAAGAAACATTACAAAGAAAGTTTGGCGACAACCCTGATATGGAAAGACTTAGAATCGTACGAGAGGACAGAGATAGAGACTCCGGCAGAAGACCAGAGAAAGCAAGTCCTTACCACGATGCGAACGGAGAACTTGGTCTTAAAAAGATTGCTCTTCAAACTGGAATAGCAACACCCGGAGAAGTTGGTTTAGAGCTTGAAGAAAAAATCGACGGCCAAAAGAATGCCTTAGAAATGAGACAGTCTCAAACTAAAAAGAAATCCGGCCCTGAAAAAGAAAATTTACCCGGAACTCCTAATGAAGGAAGGCCTCAAAACTCCAGAGACACTGAACCAAGAGAGTCTAGGACTGTCAACCCAATAACGAAAGCCTTAACTCAGGCAAAAGCAAAAATAGCTCAAGAACAAATATCTAAAATAGTAAATCCGATGTTGCTTGATATGTATCAGAAGAAAGATTTTAGAAGTCTTAGTAGCATTCAATCTGAAGAAGCAGAAGCTATAAAGTTTGGAATACTATACAATCTTGCTTCTTTATCTGAGATATCAACAGAGAACATTCAAACAGCACTTTCTAAACGTTTGCCATCGCAAATATCAAAGTCTTATAACAATTGGTTGGCAGAATTTGTAAAAGAAATTGGAAGGAAGCCAACTGTTGACGAATCTAGAGCGATGCAAGCTCTTATATACTCGGAACATAAGTCAGCTTAAAATACCATTTTTATAACCTCTGGTGTATACTTTAATAAGTCAACGAGGTATAATAAAGTATGATTAAAATATACGCAAAAGAAATTGAGGACGGCATATCAGAAATGGTGCAGGCGAATGCTTCTATTGCATACGCTTGCCCTCTAAGTATCGCTAACCCAACCGAAGACGAAAAATCTAGAATAGAGGCATCGTTGAAATCTGAGGCTTCAAGTAACAAGGGTCAGAAAGACCTTTATTACGTAGACTCAGTTCTTGTAACAACATGCTGGAACAGAAATGATGATGTATTTAATAAGTCTGAGGTTTGGGCCGCGCGCAGTACTCCAGAGGATAAGCCTTTTAATATTGAGCACGACGAACACGATATTATTGGACATATAACTGGTAACTGGATTATAAACAATTCTGGTGAAATTATACCAGATGAAACTTCTGAAGAAGAACTTCCAGATACCTACCATATAGTAACAAGTTCTGTTATGTATAAACATTGGACAGACCCAAAATTAATTGCTAGAACTAAAGAATTAATTGAGCAGATAGAAGCTGGTAAAAAATTTGTTTCAATGGAGTGTTTATTCACAGACTTTGACTATGCTCTAGCATCGGACTCAGGTCAGATGCGAACCCTTGGTAGAAATGAAGAGAGCGCATTCCTCACAAAGCATTTAAGAGCTTATGGAGGCACTGGTGTTTATCAGGGATTTAAAATTGGTAGAATGTTAAAGAATATTGCATTTTGTGGGCACGGCTTAGTTAATAAGCCCGCCAATCCATCTAGTATTATTTTCGACAAGTATAACCCTTTCGTTGCGCCGACTGAAGGAAGCTTAGCAATCTTTGAATCTTCGCAGGCCGCGCAACAATCTGTTTTATCAAAAGAGGAGACAGAAATGGCTGACAATCTCGATTTTTATAAAAATCAAGTATCTGAGCTGAAGGCCTCCGTTAATACTCTCTCGGAAGAGAAGAAAGAACTTGAAGCACAGCTTACAGAAGCAGGTGCTAAAGAATATGACGCTAAGATTGCTGAGTTGCAAGTAACAATTGCTGAAAAAGACGAAACAATCGAAGCTCAAGTAACGGAATCAGAAGCTCTTGCTACTGAACTTACTGAGACTAAGACCAAACTTGAAGAAGCTGAAGCTAAGGTAGTTGAAGTTGAGCAGGCGAAAGCCGAACTCGATGCACAACTGGCTCAGATTGAAGCTGAAAAAGTTCGTGCTAGCCGCATTTCGCAGTTAGTCGAAGCTGGTCTTGAAACTGAAGAAGCTGAAGCTGCCGTAGAGAAGTTCGCTGAACTTTCCGACGACCAGTTTGAAGCTATCGCTCTTATGGTTGCTCCTAAAGACAAAAAAGACAAAAAGGAGAAGAAAGAAGAAGCGACAAAGGAAGAAGCTGCTAAGAAAGAAGAGGCTAACATGCCTCCGGCATTGAAAGAAGCTTTGGACAAAAAGAAGAAGAAGGAAGGCGAGGCTATGAATCCAACAAGTATGCCGCCTAAGCGTTCCATGAATTCTTTAGAAGAAGACGATATTACGCAGGACGACGCTGAAGCAGCCGCAGAAGAAGAAATTTTTGACGAAGTGGAAGCTTCCGATGAAGTTGCTCTTTCTGCAAATGACGAAGGTTCAGAAGATGAATTTGAGTCTACCAGAGCAGCACTCAGTGATTTAATTGCTAACAAATACCTTAAAGTAAATTAGTTTTAAAGGAGACTATATAATGGCTCTTAAACCAGATAGACATGAAGTGGTAACAGACATTTCGTTCTTTATGAATGAAACTGCTGAGCGCGGCATCATCGTTACTCATAGCACAGCCGGTTCCGGTGCAGCTATGGACGATAGCAATGCTCTTGTTGCTATTCCAACGACTGCTTCTGGAAGTTATCCTGCAGGTCTTTTGCTGAATGACGTTGTCAATATCGACCTTACTCGTCAGCACTTGAACCAACATCAGGATGAAGTTCAGAAGGGCGGTAAAGTAACCCTGCTTAAGCAAGGTTATGTTGTTACTAATAAACTCGAAGTAAACTCGAAGCCTACTGTTGGTGCTCCAGCATACTACGCTTCTTCAGGCTTGCTTTCTACCACTAACCCATACGCAGAAGGTAGCACACCGCAGCAAGCGCAAGTTGCTATCCAAGCGCAAGACCAGTTGGTTGGTAGATTCCTTAGCACTGAAGATGCTGACGGTTACGCCAAAGTTTACATCGACATTGCTTAAGAATCCTAATTAAGGAGATTTAAAAATGGCTAATCAAGTATTTACGCCGACTGCTGAGATGAATCAGATTCTCCGTGATTCTGGTTCTCATAGCAAAGAAGTTGCACTAGCTGCAACAGCCGAGCTTGCAAAGGCTCTTGAGACACCTTTGAGAAAAGGTTTGCTCTCTGGCGACATCCTAAACAATATCTTTGAACCAATCAGAATGGAAGCAGGAGCTGCAACTGAGTTCCCATTAGATTTCATTTCTCCCGGTTCTGAGAAAGATTTTGTCGCTTATACTATTCCTAATCATGGACGTATTCCAGAACGTCACGTTGAAGGCGATTACGTTATCGTCCCAACTTATGACATTGGTGCATCCATTGATTACCTCCTCAAGTACGCTCGTGACGCCCGTTGGGATGTTGTTGGTCGTGCTATGGAAGTTATGGAAGCTCAATTTACCAAGAAGATGAATGACGACGGATGGCACACCATCTTAAGTGCTGGTGTTGACCGTAATATCATCGTCTTCGATAGTGATGCTTCTGCTGGTCAGTTCAGCAAGCGTTTGGTAAGTTTGATGAAGACTGTCATGCGAAGAAACGGTGGAGGAAACTCCAGCTCACTCAATCGTGGCAGATTAACTGACCTCTACGTTAGTCCTGAAGCTATGGAAGACATCCGCAACTGGGGTGTTGACCAAGTGGACGAGGTTACTCGCCGTGAGATTTACGTTGCTGAAGATGGTGCTATCAACCGAGTATTCAGCGTAAACCTTCATGACCTTGATGAACTTGGTGAAGGCCAAGAGTATCAGAAGTTCTACTCGAATGAACTTGGTGGTTCTCTTCCTTCTGGGGATACTGAACTTGTTGTTGGTGTTGACTTAAGCCGCAACGATTCGTTCGTAATGCCAGTTCGTCAAGAAGTCCAGATTTTTGAAGATGATAACCTTCATCGTCAGAAACGCGCTGGATGGTACGGCTGGGCCGAGCAAGGATTTGCCGTCCTCGACAATCGTCGGGTTCTGCTTGGTTCTCTCTAAGCCTGTAGAGGTTTAAAAATTGGGGAGTTGGTGGTCGCACTTCGTGTTGCTACCACTCCCCTTTTTATTTATGGATTTTCAAGGACCACACCATGGCTATACAAATAAATGATAGGGTATTAGAAGTTACGACAAGTATTGGTACTGCCAATATAGAGCTTAATAACGTAACACCTTCTGGCTTTGTAACCTTTTCTTCTGGCGTAGGAAATGGTTCTGGCACTTACTATGCAATAGTTCATCAGACACAACCTGAATGGGAGATAGGTTATGGTATCTTGGCTTCTGGGCATCCTCTATACCCAGCCACTGGCGCAGCACCAACTCTTTCTAGAGTTACTGTGTTTTCTAGCAGCAATGGAAATTTAGGCGCATACTCAAAAGTTGACTTTAGCGCAGGTTCAAAAACAGTATACAATACAGCTCCTGCTACAAGAATGGTTCTGTTAGATAATAATGGAAACCTTCAGGTAGGAGACACAAATTATGACAGCAAATACAGAGCTATATTTGAAGGCGATGTCAGAGCCTCTGGTCTCAATGTAGGTAGCGGGCTTGTAATTGAACAATCTTTAGCCCCATCCTCTGGCAATACAATAAACACATTATACAATACAGACGGTACTTTGTATTGGGGCGATACAATAGTCGCCACTTCTACTTCTGACGGGGCAGGGAGCCTCTTTAATATTTCGGCGCCTCCTTCAGGTATCGGGCACTTAGGAATTCAACCCGGTTCAGGAATTGTTTTTCAAGGAGGAGAAAATGTAGTAACCAGCCTTTCCGATGGAGGCAACGGCTCAGGCATAGTAACAATTAG